TTAGCCTTTCCTGCGCGCCTGCTGACGCGCGAACGCCCGATCCATCCATCGGGCAACCCAGTAGTGCACATCGAAGTAGCGGCGCAGGTTCATGGCCGCAGTATAGGCGCCAGCAGCCCAATGCACACAAGGTGCGCGACGTAGTAGCCATAGAAGGCCCAGCGGCCACGCGGGACCCGCCACTCCACCCGGGACAGGCTCAACGCTACCGGAATCGCCGCCACCGCCCACAGGTTGCCATTGAACCAGCAGACCACAGCGAACGCCGGTACCAGCGGCAAGAACTGGCGCCACCTGAAGGCGCACCACGCCAGCAACACGAACCCTACGCCGGCCCATTGATAGTCCACGAATGCTGGCAGCACAGCCACGGCGAATGCCAGGACAATCCACTTGCGCTGACCGGCTGCGTAGATGGCGGCGGCACACAGCGCAAACGTGAGCAGTATGTTCAACGGAAGCCAGTACCCGAAAGCCAGCGCATGCACCGGCTGCGCGATCAGCCCCCACACCCCGAGCCTGCGCACCGACTTGACCACGTCAGCGCCGGGCTGGGCGAGGTTGTAGGCCATCACCAGTGCGAACAGGGGGAACGCTACCCTGCCCGCCTCGCTGAGACCTGGCACATAGCCGCCGTGGATCACCTTGGCGACGTGGTCGCACGTCATGAGAACGACGGCCAGCCACTTCAGCACTTCGCGGGCGCTACTGGTCATAGCTTGTTCGGTCCCGGCGCCGTGGTCATGTAGCTTTCCGTTGGGAACGGTGCCGACTCGGGGAAGCTCCCCATGGTGCGTTCAACGTGCTGCACCACGCTTCCCGCCAGACCCACCGATTCAACTGGGCGAGGCTGGCTTGCCGCCTCAGAACGCTGGTCCCGCCGATCTTCTGACCGCTCCCGATATGGGTTGTAGACCGGTCCATTTCGCGCCAGCGTGCGGCACTCGGGCTGACTCAGCTCGTACGCCGTGCCTTGCTCAGTGAGGCAACGGCAGCTCGCCTCTTGGCGCACGCCTTGCGCGTCCAGTCCCTCCATGGACGACATGCACACCAACTGCGGATCGGATCGCGCCTGTCGATCATCGAATACCGGCGCAGTCCAGGGCATGGTGCTGATGCGCGGCAGATGGTCCTTTGCATAGGCAGCGGCTGAGGGCCAGCGCGGCGCATCTTCCTTGCGCGAGCTGGTACCAGCGTGCGCAGGGGCCGCATCGGCTAACGCCGATTGCGTCCCCTTTGTGTCCGCAACACCCGTAACGGCGGAAGGACGCAACAACGTGTACGCCCAATAGGCGAGGCCGAGACCAACGAGGGCCATCAGCGGCAGCGCCAGCACCTTAAACGGAATGCGCGCCTTGATCGTGTGGACCTCAGCTGACTTGTACTGTCCGAAGACCTGCGAAGGCAACAGCCGCGTGGTGCGCTGGGCCATATCGCGCTTGGCGAGCGACTTGATTTCCTCGTTGAGTTCGCCCCAGCGATAGACGTCAAGCATCTTCGTGCCGAAACGCCGCACCACGTGCGAGTGCGCACCAATCAGACCGCGCACGAACGGATACAGCTGATTCGGCTGCTGCGTCGTCCACACGAAGTCCAAGCCACGGTGCCGGTGCTCGGCCAGTTCCAGTACGTGCCTGGGCGTCTGCTGCCGCGTGGCGTCATGCAGGTGTCCGAACCACTTCCACGCTTCGTCCACGAAGATCAGCGAGCCATTCGGGACGATGTAATTCCCCTCGGCGTCCTTGTCGTTCCAGTGCCGCGCATCATCGAGCACAGTGGCGAGGCCGGGATCAAGGCCATCAATGCCGACAGCGAAAATCGGACGATTCGCGGCCTTCGCCTCAGCGACAAGGCGCTCCATCATGAGCGCAGTTTTGCCGTTGCCGGGCTGCCCGGTAAACAGTTCGATGGGCATGTTAGGTTCGCTTCGTCAGAAATGTCTTCGCGGCGCCAACCGCGAACTTTGCCGTCACAGCGGAAGCGATCATGGTGCAAGCCACATCGAACTTCATGATGCCCGCATAAGACACCACCAATGCACCCCACTCGCCACCCGGCGCGCCGGCACGCATTGCGTCTTCCATCTGACTGATCCACGGATCTACAAGGAACTCATTCGTCGCCCAGGAGATGCCGAGCCACACCATGGCCTCAGCAACCCATGGACCCCACTTCGAGCGGAACAAGGCGGCGAGCGCGGTCAGCAACGTACTGATGAGCATTGGCATGTTTAGGCATCCCTACTGGCGATGATTCGGAGGCAGAACAGTGCGGCGAGGCCCACAACGAAGTAACTGCCGAGGCCCAGCCACCGGCACAGTGGTGTGATATCGAACGCGATGGTCTGGCCCATGACCTCAATTGCAGGCGGTTGCGGGCATCCCCTACCCCAGCCGTAACCCGAAGCGTCGGGCCGCGTTGGCTGTCCGCTGCTCGGGGACCACACGTCGGAGGCTGGTCGGTCGGCAGGCGTAGTTACAGATCCACCTGTGCCGGTCAGGGCGTCACGAATCGCCTTTACATCAGCGTCACCACCGCCAGAACCGGTATTGCTCGCCATCTTTTCCAGCGCACACGCCGAGCGCCACTGCATGAGGAGTCCGGCGTACTCCATCGCGTCACACTTCTCGCCCGTACAAACAGGCATCGTGCTGCACAGGCCACCGGCTATATTTCGATTCCTGCGCGTGTTGCACTCAATCCGCCATTGGATACGTGCCTGTCCGCACATGATCGGCGAGCCGCTGCATGATGGAGGCGAGTTGCAGTCATCGCCTCCGGAGAAGGAATCCTTATCGCCCGGCTCATCAGGCTTGCCGTCGCCGTCGCCATCCTTCTTACACGTGCCATCGGGGCCACGAACCTCGCCACTTGCGCACTGTCCATCACCTGGCAAGCACTTGCCATCAGGAGACCGAACCTGACCAGCCGGGCATTCATTGTCCTTCTTCTTGCACGTGCCGTCCGACTGCTGCGCCATGCCATCAGGGCACGGCTCGGGCGCGCACTGCCCGAGCGAGTTTTGCTTACCACCGTCCTTGCACTTTCCATCGTCCGGCTCGCACGCGGACATGCCCGCGTTCCAGTGATAGCCGGGGAACTGGGCGTTGCACTTGTCCTCGTCATAGTTGGAGCAGATGCCGGGATCGGACGTGTACTTGCCGTTGAAGTAGCCATCTCCGGTCGAGTACCAAGCCTGCTTACAGCCGGCGTTGCAGGTCACCGAGCCGTTCTTCGGTTTGCCCCCGTTGAGGTACGGATATGGCCCGTTCCAGTCGGGACGGCTCGCGCAATCCTTGCCTTCCGGGAAGCCGTGGTTTGAATCCTTATACGGCTCGAACGCCAAGCCACAGCCACGCGGCCCAGTGGACCCCGAACCGATAAACGGCTGCTGACAGTTGAACATGTTTGTGCCGAGCCTCGTACATGTAGCAGCGCCATACGAAGTATCGGTAGGTGTGCTGGCCGCCAGTGCCATGCAACCAGCGTAGGCCGCGCCTTCATCGGGATACCAGACCGTCGCGCGAGCCGGTTCGGCGTATAGAAACAACGTCGCTGCCAGCGCGAGCAAAAATGCGCTCAGAGCGCGGCTGCATTTGAATGGCAACAGCATCAGCTGAAGTCCACGAAGATGATCGCGCAGGCCACTAGCCATGCGCCGAGCCAGATCCACCCTTCCATCCCAAGCCCCCTGCCCTGTCTAGGGCGTTAGAAGACCGGGGGGAGGGAGTCGGCCCTGCCCCCCGGTTGCCGTTACATCGCGCGGCGCACCCACTTGTAGACCTTGATGCCGACCAGCACGGTCAGCACGGCACCGCCAATGGCCGCGATGGGAGCGGCGGCGCCCTGAATCGCAGTCACCACGTTGCCCACATCGACGCCACCACCGCCGCCCGAGGCGAATGCCGGCGCCGAGGCCAACGCTGCGGTACCAACAGCCGCCAGCGCGGCACGCTTGCCCTTCAGGGCGTTGAACATCTTGTGCATGTGTCCTCCTAGGACTGTTCGATTTTCTTGCGAATGAGCCGGAACACGTACGCCAAGGCCCACAAGAGCGCGATCTTTGCCCCGATGGCCTGGGCATCCTCAATCGGCAGTTCCGGCAGCAGCGCCGGTTGAGGAATCCAGATCACAGCCGTGCAGGTCCCCGTGGCCGTGTCCAGGTCGGCTTCGCGGCACGCGGGGATCAGCACGGCCATGGCTTACGCAGCCTGCTTAGCGGGAGTGCCGGGCTTTGCGCTCTGCGGATCAACAAGCGTCATGCGGCGAGCCAGTTCCACGCCAAACCGGCCCGGAACAAGGTCGGCAACGACATCCCACTCCTTCACCGCGCCAACTGGATAGCCCCTATCAAGCCCATCCACTTCAACCTCAATCTGGATGCGCATGGCTTCGGTTTCGAGCGTTGCACGCTGGCTATACACGGGCTTCTGCATACCAGTCTTGGTAGTCACAGTACGGGTTTCGACGTTGCTGTTAATCGTGATCTTCGGCGCGTTCATTTCATTTCCTCGTTTGAGTCCGTGTGTGGTTTCGTCGTTTCGTCTTCGGCAAATTTCGGGCGGTACTGTGGGGTCAAGCTAAGTCCCCCCCTACCCCCCCGCAGGGAGACGTGGTGGACCGCTTGTTACCCCGTTGCGCGATGCTTGCATCAGTCCGCCCGGTGACCAGGTGTCGCCCTGGCCGGTCGGATCGCGTGTTGCTGTCGCCTGCGATCAAGGCGTCTTGCTCTGGAAGGCGCGTGTAGTCGATGGGCGGCGGGTTCCATGCCCCGAAGTTCCGCGAGAAATCGACCACACCGCCTTTCGTGACGTACTTGCTTACGTAGCCGGTAATGTCTGCCTGGCTGCGCGGCGCTTCGATGCGATTACGACCGAACTCGCGGTACCACCATTCGTGCCACTCGTAACGGCTGGCGAGGCGGTTGAGGTCATCGGTAGGTGCAGCTGCAACGGCGTGGAAGTGGAGACGGCCATCGCGGTGGAACTCCTGCCCTCGCGCCCACTGGATGCCCCCGTGCCAGCGCGATGCCCACTTGGGACCGTATATGCTGCGATTGAGGCAGCTGACGAAGTAGCGGAACGCTTTATCAGCCGCTTCCTCGTGCATGCCGCCTGTGCGGCTGGTCTTGCTGAGCTTGAACGTGAGCGTCCAGAACTGTTGCCAGGGAACGCGCTGGAGTAGCTCGGCGTATCCCTGCGCTTGGTAATCAACGTGCCGCAGCTGGTGCAGCAGTTCAGCGTCACATCCGATGCCCTGAGGGTCTGTAGGCTGCCCCCGCACAGATAGCACGGACTGTTGGGGTAGTGAGTCGTCATGGCTCATCGCCCTGCCCGCGCATGCAAGCTAGTTCCGCTGCGGCCAACAGATCGCCGCGTTTGGTCGCAGCAATTTCGGCCTGATAGAGCATTTCGTGACCCGGGCTCCACCCGGTTGCGGCCAGCTCGGCGCGTGCCTGGGCGACGATGGCGGCTTCCTTGGCGCGTTGGACGGCGGCATGGTCACGCCGGTCCAGCAGCCACGACACGATGCGGGCGGCACCGATGGAGACGGCAGCAATAGCCGCCAGCAGCACGAAGGTAACGAGTGGATCAATCATCCCTGTCCCCTACCCCAAGCCCCAAGAGGACCCGCCAGCGGCCTTGGGGTGCCGGTGGCGGGTGTCGAGTCCAACTCGACAGGGGACGTTGTAAAGTAGGACTCAACTTCCTGTCAAGCGAAACTCGACATGACCGCGAAAGATTTGCTCTTGGATAAGGCGCGCGAGATGTGCAGCCCGCAGACGGACATGGCCTTGGCCGCCCGCGTAGGCGTCACCCGCTCGGCGGTTTCCTTGTGGCGGAAGGGGGGTGCCAT